CACTACCAGACACAACAGTACCCACGCCCTCATGGTAGACCGTGGGTTGAATGCCGTTCTTTACTTTAAAGTCTTTATCGTTTGCCATGCTTCACCTTCCACTTGGCTGAATGTTTTACAGAGTAATAGCTTTAACTGTAAACGCTGTGCTTGTTGCTGCTGCAGGAGTAGCTAAGATACGAATGTCTGAACCTGAGATGTCTACATCAAAGGTAGCTAATGCTGCTGCAGTATTTAGCTGTGCATACTCTGTAGCAATAGCAGTTGTACCATTATGTGTAATCAATATCTCAGCAATGCTACGGTTAGTTCCATCATCTGCAGTAACAACAGCTTTAACACCGTCATACGTTGCGTGAGCATATTCTGCAATAGACACTTGAGAAGTTGCAGTAGTTGTATGTGTCTGTGTATCAAACGCTTCTACTGTAGCATTTACCCAAGCTGAACCACTCCACTGTAGAAACTCGCCTGATGCAGCACTTGTAATAGTTACGTTACCAATGTCATTCAGTGTGTTGATAGTAGGAATAGATGCAAAGCTTACTGTACCTGAACCATTTGTTTTCAGAAACTGTCCTGCTGAACCATCTGCTGTAGGGAGTGTCAGTGCTGTAACAAAGCCTGTAAGATTAGCATCGTAAGCCTGTATACCTGCTTCTACTAGAGTGTTGTTTACCCACTCAGAGCCACTGTATTTAAGTACCTCTCCTGCACCTACAGAAGTAATAGTTACATCTGTTAAAGCACCTACTGTGGAAGCTAAAGCTGATTCCTTAGCAAGAGGAAACCCACCTTGTGTAGAACCATCATGTACAACAATAGTATTCTTTGTTGTATCAACAGTTATCTCACCCCCAGCGCCTGTAAAAGTAGAATGATCTGATGTTGTGCCTCTACGGCGTTGTATTTGTGTAGACATTTATAATGCTCCGTAGTCTGACGTTGAAGTTGGTAAAGTGTTGATAAACCCATAATCAGCTACAGTAGCACTAACTACACTAGCTAGAGCTAATAGATTAGTATAAGTCTCTTCTGCTTTCTCTGCGTAATGCAAAGCAGAAAAGCCAGTAGTAGAACTATCAGAAAGTGTGAACTGTGAGTCTTCTGGGTTAATAGCAAGCTTCTGTGCATCTGCTGCACTATCTGCTGCTGCGGTTGCTGAACCTAGAATGCCATCTACATATGTTTTATTAGTGAGGTCAGAACCTGTAGTTGGTGCACCTGCACCTGTAATCTTGCTGCCACCCATAGCAATAGCACCAGTCATGGTTCCACCTGCTAAAGGTAACTTAGTTGCGATACTGCTTGTTAGAGTAGTGTAGACATTGTTATCATCATTGATAGCTGCAGCAATCTCATCTAGCGTATCTAGTGTAGCAGGAGCACCCGCAATCAAGTTAGCTATTGATGTATCTACATAATTCTTTGTTGCAGCCTGTTGTGCACTAGAAGGATCAGTAACGTTATTAAGCGTTGTGTTAGTAAAGTCTGCAGTACCATTAACTGTTATGTCACCACCAATAGTAACGTTACCTGTAGTAGTGACACTATCTATGTAACTATCTTTCCAGTAAGCTGATGAACTACCCAAGTCAAACGAACTATCTGCTGTAGGAATAAGTGCTGTACTAATCTTAGCGTTGATAGCTACAGTCTTAGTGTTAGCATCGCCAATGATAGTATTGCCATCTATAGTAGCGTTATTGTCAAACTTAGCAGCGCCTGTTACATCTAGAGTACCAGCTAAGTCAGCATTAGCACCTGTGAATGTTACAGCAGTAGTTGTTCCACTCTTAAGTGTAAGGTTACCTGAGTTACTTGTAAAGGTAGCGTAAGTAGTGCCAGCATCTTTAAGTGCTACATCTCCACCATCAGCATCTAAGTTAATGTTACCTGCTACATCAACCAGTAAGTTACCAGCAGATACAGTGTAAGTATTGTCTGTAATGGTGGTGTAGTCGTTATCACCGACACTTAGTGTATCAGCATATACTGTACCATCAAAGTGAGCGTTTTTGTATTCTAGTGAGGATGTACCAAGGTCAATATCGTTATCTACTACTGGTACAACAAGACCATCCTGGAAGCGAAGCTGCTCAGTAGAAGCGTTAGATACTTCCACAAATAGACCAAAGCGATTGTCTGCTTGGCTTACTATAAACTTATTCTTAGCATCTAGATCAGCAATCAGAGGTACATAGGAGCCTTCATCTGATGTACCATCATGTTTGTGTCCTGTTGTCCCTGTATCACTTTGTGCAAAGGCATCACGTAGCTTGTTGTACTCTGCATTAATAGGGGCAGCACGTACTACCGCTGTAGGTACAATGTCTGCAACAGATTGGCGTGTATAGCCTGACATTTTTTATTCCTCTCTTAGCGCCTGTCACCAAGGCCGTATGTTAGTGTAATAGCTTGAATAGTATGGCTGGACTTTGTATTGCTTGCAACATAACGTATTGACACAGACTTACCAGAACCAGCAATAGTAGTGCTCTCTACAGGTGAAGGGTTACCATCGTATATGTCTGTAGAGTCAAACGTAGCCTTGTCATAATAAGCAGCCGCACCTGCAGTAGACAAAAAGTAATCGGAACTCAGTTCTACTGTAGGGTCTCCGTAGTCATACTCAACAGCCATAACTACAGAGACTTCACCCTCAGAGCGCATGTACGTATCTACATCATAGAAGGACTTACGTACTGCAGGGTCATCCATGTAATAAAAGGGTGTCTGAAATAAACTAAAGATGTCTCTACCATCAAAGTCATTACCTACTTCTTGGCGAAACACGTACCCGACACTATCTCCATGTATAACAAACTCTTCATCTCCAATGTAACCGCTGGCTGCACAGTTTACTGATACGCCTACTAGCTGACTAAACTCAAACCCTGCTCCACCCTGCCCACTACGCCTGATAGCACCAATGATACCAAGGGAGTCTTGATTAGTAAAGAATAAACGAAACTGTGACTTCTTCTTAACTACTACAGTAGTCATTGTAGCAAGGTCTTCGTTAGCTGTATAATCTTCAAAGATAGACTGAATAGGCTTAGACAGTGTAGCTAATTCAATATCACCAATGCGATCAGTGCCAGTTACAGGACGTATACCATCAGGTGCTAAGAAGAGTATCTCACCGTTAAACTCTGCTACACTGTCAGGAGCAACACAGCCAAGGTTAGAAGTAACTGTTTGTAGGTCAAAATTCGCTCTGTTATTACCGACTAAGCGCTTAATGCTATTACGCCCAAAGATATACATCTCGTTACGGAATGCTTTAAGCTGGATAATCTCAAAGCCTACATTAATAACACCTGCACCGAATTCATCAGTCCAGTCTGTCTCGTCTAGTGGAGAGCTAAAGTAAAAGTTGTAAGGCTCAGAAGGATCACCAGCTAGAAATAAATGACTGTTAAATGCTGCAACTAGACTTGGTGCGCTGGGAGCAAAAACCCCGCTAAGTGGAACATACGTTGTACCATCCCAAGTAGCGGGGGGGTTAATCCCATCAACTATAGCAAACTTAGCTCCACTCCAGTTAAAGCTTTCAAAGCGTACCTTAGATACTCCAACCATAGTAGGAGAACCTACGCTAGTAATAGCATCCCAAGCTTCTGTAGTGTCGTTCCACTTATGTAGATAGTTAGTACCTGCATCAGGCTTACGTGCCGCAAAGATACCATCATTAATGTCAGCAGATACGTGTACACCTAGCACAGGAGTGTTAGCTTCACCGGGTACTTCACCGTATGTGTTGGCATACCCTGAGATACGTCTATACCCGCCATTCAAGGCAGGCTCATAGTTAATAAGACGCAGTGCTGAACCCGCCATCTGACTACCCTGTGTTAAAGGGTCTTGGTTAACCACCAAGCCACCCATACAAGGTGTAGCGAAGGTACGTAGGTTATCAGCCATTATTTTATGCCAGACTGTTTATTGAAATATTTATTAGCTAGTACAGTAGATGTAATATATAAAGGTGAATCAAGAAGTAAGCGGCGCATGTTGTCCATACCCTGTTCAAACTTTTGCTGGTGAAGTGCCGCACTCTGTTCGTTAGCACGAAAGCGCATAAGGTACATAACTGCACCATCCACTACTACAGTGTTAAAACGATCAGGTACAACACATGCGTCACTGTAAATAGTCATATCAGTGGGGTAAGACCAGTAGCGATACTCAATCTCATATGCATCATCGGGCAGAGGAGTAACACCAAACTTCATATCTTCTGTCTGGTAAATGGTACTAGGAATACTGTGTGCATTAGTACCACCTACATCCTCACCTGTACGATGATAACGAAGGTAGTCCTCATAAGTAATAACAGGTAGTTTTTCAGGTGTGTTACTCTTAGAAGATAAGCGCTTAATATAAAACGTATCCCAGTCAACCTTAGAGGCATCAGATGCAAAGTCGTACACACCTGTACCCACAGTCATAGGCTGCGCGTATGTTGTAAGAGTAAAAGGCCATTCTTGTGCGTGTTGTAATATCTCACGTACAGAAGAGTTGATAGCATCCTTAGCTAAAGCCTGTAAGTTACGAGCATCACTAAAGCCATCACCACCAATGTCAAGCTCAACTTCATTGACACGGCGTAACGCTTGATTAACTAGGTTAACATAAGTAGCCATAGAGATATCCTGAAATTAAATGTGCTGAAGGGCCAGCCTCTTGACAAGACCAGCCCAACAGACTAAGTAGTATTAAGCAGCGTTGTAACGTACTGTTAGCAATGCCTCTGGACGGAGAATCTTTCTTCCATACAAATGCATACCACGCACGATGTCTGCAAATGAGTCGGGATCACGGTAGTTCTCGACTTTATTGATCTGCTCTGCAGAAGCAACAGCATCATCCTGACCTGCTACAATAACACCATAGTTAGCGTCTTGTGCAGTTGTACCAGAAGTACCAGCGCCAGTGCCTTTTGCTGGAAGGTTCGTAGACACATAAACACGGAAGCCGTGCAAGTTGTTTAGAACCAAGCCATTCATAAGACCTGAACCACCGAAGTCAGCATTTAATACGCGACTGTCTTCGTCTTTGAGCATCTCTACAAACACTGGGTCAACACAGATCCAACGCCCACGTGAGTCAACACTTGCTGTATCCATCTTACGAGCCATACGAGCTACGACTGTTAAAGGAGATACTGTAGTTGCTGACAATGCAGTTGCACCTGGTAAACGGGGTGCTAATGGAACTGAGTCTCCTGCTGTAGCAGAACCTGAGATGGTCAAGCTTGAGAAGTCAGTTGCGTCCAAGTGGTTCGCAGCAATGTATTCACCAGTAGCAGTCAAAGCAGTTTGCTTGTCACCTGATGAAGTAGTGATGTGAGCACCAGCAGTAGTGTGACCTGAGAGGTACGACAATACGTCTGCGTCCATTGCATCAGCCATCTTATATGCTGCACGATCAGCAGCCAAAGATGTGAAGTCTACATT